GGAGATGTTGTTCCCAACCCATGTTGAGAGCCTCATCCATAGCATCATGTCGCTTTGGATCATCCAAAACCTTATCGTAAAATATTCTATACATTCTAGACATTATCCATCCTTATTTATACTGTTAGTAGACATGATATACCTATTTCGGATATAATGTCAATATTATGAAAGATATACATAAAATTAAACCGACAGACATCAACAATCTGTCACCAATCGAAGAATTAGAGATGGCTACACATCATGCAACAGATGCTGTGTTAGACCTTATACGCAACATCAATGCGTTACCTGTAGAGCAAAGACAGCATATTACTGATATGTTTGGTAGAGTGAAGGATGGTAAGTCAAAAGATGTATGATAAATTGCATGACAAGGTCAAGAACCTTGAAGTAGGAGAAGTAATTAAAGTAGACAGAAGGTTTGGCTATCCAGCTTTAATTAAACTTTTAAGAGAGTTTAACTATGAGTATGAAGAAATTATGAAACCTGCTGCAACTTGGGCAAAAAATGTCAGGAGGACAGGATGAAACAGTTGCCAGAAATATTAAACGAATACGAATATATACAGCTGGGTGAGACATATTACTTCCCAGACATGCCTAACGATTTCTATCACAACTGTCCAGGCATATCTTCTTCTGTGATCAGAAGGTTTGGTCAATCACAAATTCACGCCCTAGAAGAGAAGATGGAAGACTCACATGCTTTAAGGTTTGGATCAGCAGCACATGCTTTGATTGTTGAAGGTGAAAGTGTCTTTAATAAAGAAATAGCTTGTTTAGTAGGCTCACCCTACACACAAGCCAACAAAGCTCTAAAGAGAGATTATGAAAAGAGGGGCTTAACTGTTATCAACACAACAGACAGAGAAACCATCTATAAGATGAAGAACTCTTTGGGTATTTATGGTGATACAGTATTAAACCCGACAAAGACAGATTACCCTGAGGTTTTTACTAGGCCTTCAGAAGTAGCTTTGTTTTGGTGGGAAGACGATATGTTGTGTAAGGTCAAATCAGACATGCTTAGATACCCTATGAGTGGTCAATATGATGATAAGACTATAATTCTTGTTGATTACAAGACCACACAATCTGTAAGACCTAGAGACTTCACCAGCTCTGTTAAGAAGTATCAGTATGAGCTACAAGCTTCTTGGTATAAAAGAGCTTTCGAAAAAGCAGGCTTTACCGTTGCAGACTTCTTGTTTATAGCACAAGAAAAGAAACACCCTTATGCTTCTAAAGCATTTAAAATGAAACATGAAGATATGGATGCTGGGTGGCTAGAGCTTGACAGGTTGTTGGGCGAATATAAATCCGTTATAGAAGGTAGGAACTTGCCTACTACATATAACACACCAGAAATAGTGGAGATAGAATTATGAGTATAGATAAGATAACACCAGAAGATTACAACAAGCTTCCTACAGATTTCTCAGAGAAATTAAAAGCAGGAAACATTAATGATAAAGACTGGGACAAACAGATAGATGCTAAAGCTTCCAACCGTCAAGTAGGTGGCGATCATTATAAAAAGTTAGCCATACAGCCTGCTGAGTATTGTTATAAAAACAAACTTAACAACTTAGAGTCAGAAGCTGTTGGTTATATCACAAGATCTAGATTTAAAAATGGATCTGAAGATATAAAGAAAGCTATTCATACTTTAGAAATATTGTTAGAATATATGGACAATTAAATTTTATTTAATTTTTCATTAATCCTAAAAAAGAAAGGGAGCCGCAAGGCTCCCTTCTTTATATACACTATAAATTAACCATTCAGAGAATGTGAATAGAATGGAAGTTCATATACTAGACTAATTTACAGATAAAAAAAAGGGGCTTTCGCCCCTCTTAACACCAGTCCTATAAAGTCGGTGGCGACTTAGGATTATCTCCACTTGGTGCTGTTGGACTTAATGCGCTGAGATACTCTCCAATTTTAGTTTTCTTTGAGTTAACCTCCTCACCTTCTTTATTAGTCCAAGTCTCATCTTTATGATATATACCTAAATCAAGTGTTTTATTAACAAGTGAATGTACATCTTCAGGAAAAGATTTAAAACCTGTTGCTTTGCAAAGTTGCGTAAACATCTCGTTTGAAATTCTTTTTGCTTCTTCACTAGCAGACCATAATGAGTAGAACTCAACATGATCTCTGTTATTACCGTTGTTAATTTCGTAAACAACTCTTACTGTCCAATTACCTGACTGAGACTTATATTTCTCAGCTGTAATGATTCTCGCACTATGTACACCTGGCGGTGCAATTTCTTTTTTATCGGCTACTGGTGGTTTAGTTATATTCTCTAACCACTTTACACCATCAAAATCACTCATCATTTCCTCCTAAAGTTTGTGAGTTAAATCCTAGTTTAGTAATTATGTCAACTAGGTTAGGCTGTTCAAAACCATCAAGTTTTCCAGACCTATCTTTTGCAGTATAGCCTTGACCAACGTCAGTCTGAAGCCATCTGTTTTTTACTATAGCACCATCATCATCTTGTTCCTCTATGACTCTAAGCGCTAACACTTCGTCAAAGAAATAAGTAATTGATTGGCCTAATTTTGTACCAACCATTTTTGGTTCGTACTGCATAACGTTGTCGACATTTTGTTTCTCCATTTTTGAAACAAAGACGACGTGCATATGTAAATCCCTGTATGCTCTCATAACATTAGTACAAGTTTCTTGTACATTACCATAAGCCATTCTAGGATCTTTATGTCTTGCTTTTTCAAAATTTAAAAGTATTTCTGACATCTCTGAAATAGAGTCTAAGCATACGGTATCGTAAACTAACTCTCCATTTTTAAGAGCTTCACATATCTCTATAATTTCTTTTGCTTCTTTTACCTGTATGACATCAATGTCTTTCTGATCTCTTACTGAAAGCAAACCAGACTCCATATCTATCATAAGTTTTTTACCTGGAGCAGTCCCGCAAAGTGTTGTTTTACCTGACCCTGCAGCTCCATAAACGAGTATCTTTACGCCCTGCTTATTCACGCATGAATCAGGTGTAACGATTCTATCTTTAAATGACATAATAAATCTCCACGATTAATTTAAGTTGACATTATACTACAACATGTCCTACAATTTGTAAAACATACAGTTTCAATTTGTAAATATGAAAGAGAAATATAATTGGTTAGCAAACTACTACTTTAGAAATAAAGTGCTTGCTTCTAAGTATTTAAAGAAACTGGAAACTATAAATATACAACCACAATTTAAGGAGAGAGAAGTGAAAAGATATACTTTAAAAGAATACATAGAGTTTATTGGCATGAAACAAGCAGCCAGTTTATTTGAGTGTTCGATACATTCAATCAAAGCCTGGCGTTATGGCCACAGGCAACCATCCGTTGATCAAGCAAAATTAATCATTCGAGCGTCCGAAGGGAAGTTAGATTTTGAATCCATCTATGGCAATCTCGAAGATATTATTGCTGAATGTTCAACCTAAACCTAACAGAAGACGAGAAGCCTCTCGATCTAGCATTAGCCTATTATGATGAAGGTCTTTCAGTAGTACCGCTACTAAGACAATCAAAGAAACCACCAGTTTTTTTGGGTGGTTGGCATCAATACAAAACAGAAAGGCCCAAAAGAGAGACTGTTGTTGAGTGGTTCAAGGATCGTGATGATCTTGTTGTAGCACTTATATGCGGTCAATTTATTGTAGTTGATGCTGATACACCCGAAGCTATGGGATGGGTAGATAATAACTTACCACCCTCCCCTTTCCGTGTTGTGACGGGCAAGGGCATGCACTATTACTATAACAATCCAGAAAACTTCACAACTTTCGCAACTAAACGCTTGAACGATACTCCTATAGAAAGATTAATTGATATAAGAGGGGAGGGGGGACTGATTATAGCCCCATACAATCGACACGCAAACGGCAACCTATATAGACCACAAATAATACCTGAGTGGGATTTGCATGACTATGATGATCTGCCTGATTTTACAGAAAAAGAATGGATACAGATTACAGGTAACGGTAAAAACCAAGAAGGACAAATGATTACTGCACCTTTTTCTTTAGATGGTGTAAATGAGGGTTCAAGAAATGATCAAGCCGCAAGGTTAGCAGGATATTTAATATCTAAGAATATAAATTTAGAGTTTGCAAAATTCTTTATGCAGTCTTGGAATACACAAAACCAACCTCCATTATCGCAAGCTGAAGTTAACTCAGTTGTAGACAATGTAAAAAAAACACACGACAGAAAGAACCAAAGAGCACCATTGTTTACCAACACCAAAGAACAAGTAGTACCGCCAAAAGACTTATTTAACCCACCAGGTATATTGAAAGATATGTTTAAGTTTAGTGAAGAGCTAGCACAAGTCTCACAACCCGAACTTTCAATTGTTGGATCCTTAGCACTAGCAAGCGTAACTTGTGGCAGGCTTTATCGTACTACCATGAATAATTTTGCCTCGCTTTACTTTATGGGTATAGCTAAATCAGGACAGGGCAAAGAAAACATTAAATCATTTGTTGAAGCTGTCCTCAATATGTCTGAACACTCAGACTTAGTGGTTGGCGATGGTTATACTTCATCAGGTGCTGTCCACTCTATTTTGCGTTATAGGCCAACCCAAATAACAATAATGGACGAATTTGGTAAAAGACTAGAGGCTATAGGGGCACAACAAAACACTAACAGAGAAGACGGTATACAAACACTTATGGAGGCTTGGGGCAGATGTCACGGTACTCTAAGGCCAGATAATTATTCTTTGATGAGCGTACCAGACCAGTATAAAGATCAAGCAATGAACCGTGTAACTCACAAGCCTGCTATTACATTAGTAGGGTTATCAGTTCCACAAAATTTTTACAAAGCTTTAAATTCAGGGCGTATTGCTGATGGTTTCTTAAACAGGTTTTTAGTTATCGAATCAAAGGAACCGAGGAAAGTGCAAAGACTTAAAAAATTCAAAAGTCCACCATTACAGATGGTGAATTGGATTAATTATATCAGAAGATCAAGATCAGAGTTTGGCGGTATAGAACTTAACAATGCCGAGCTAGATTTCAAACCGCACATCATACCTTTCTCACAAGATAGTGAACAGTATCTAAATGAGTTCGCACAAGAAATAGTAAAAAGACAAGAAGTTTTAGAGAAAGATAATTTAGAACCTTTGCTTTCTAGAACAAGAGAAAAAGCTATGAGATTGTCGTTAGTTTGTGCTTTAGCAGACAACCCAGACTGTAAGCAAATACCTGGACATGTAACAAGGTGGTGTATAGATTATGTCAGGTATTACGATCTGCTTTTTATTGAAGCATGTCGTGACAAGGTAGCATCTTCTGCTACAGAATCAAAAATAAAACAAGTTCTATCTTTCATCAGATCCAGAGGAGATACAGGTATATCTAAGCGTGAGGTAGATAGAGGTGAGTTATTCAGATCTATGAAATCTTATGAAGTTAAAGAAATTATAGAAAGACTTAAAAATGCTGGAGAAGTACAAGAAATGGACATTAAAATCGGAGGCAAGGGCAGACCAACCAAAAGGCTTGTAGCTGTTGACCCAACATATTATGAGGATTAATTATGAAAAAACCTAGTTTTGAAACTAAAGACGATCAAAAAAGAGAAGAACGAGTAGCAGGATATATAGAAGGAGCTTGGGATGTAACTTGTCATAAGTTACCCACAATGTATGGGCTTGATTACTGGATAGAATCTAAAGAAAAATGTTACTGGTGTGAGGTAAAATGCAGAACTTTTGGTTATGAAAAATATGACACCTTTATACTTTCTGTTGCCAAACTTATGAAAGGAGCTATGTATGCACAATCAACTGGAGTCCCATTTATAACCGTATATGCTATGACGGATGGCTTATACTACCATGAATGGGATCCAGATTATGTTTACGATATAAGGATGAATATATCGCCTGACCCTACATATGAAGATGATAATGAGCCATATGCTCACATACCTAAAGATATGTTAAAATGTTTATCAGATAAGCCATTAGGAATGGATAGGAGCGAAATAGGAATATGTTAGACAAATTAAAAGTATTAGTAGGAGCAGTAGCACCTACAATCGGAACAGCCTTAGGTGGGCCAATGGGAAATGCAGCTATGAGTATGTTGGCTGATAAGTTAGGTGTGCCTAATAATAAGTCTGCTGTAGAAAAAGCAGTCAATCAAGCAACACCAGAACAGCTGGCTGAAATTAAAAAGGCTGAGTTATCTTTTGAAAAACAAATGAAAGAGCTAGAGGTTGATGTATTTAAACTAGAAACACAAGACACGCAAGATGCTAGAAAGACCTTTTCTAAAGATTGGACTTCTAAATTTTTAGGCTTGTTAGTAATAGGTGGCTTTATGGGCTACATATTTTTAGTGACTATACAACCACCAGAACAGAACTCAGAAGCCTTGATTAACCTAGTCTTGGGTTACTTAGGTGGTCTTGCATCAGCCGTAATATCTTTTTACTTTGGTGCATCAAACAAGAGTAATGACTAGTAGCCTGTTGACTAGCGAGAAGCTCAACGGTTTCCATACAATTCCGTTGGAACATCAGGCTACTTTTTTATCATGCAAGAAATAGTCACAGTAATACAACAATTAGGTTTTCCGATAGCTGCTGCTATTGGA